TGCATCAGTAGCAGCTCCTTCAGAAGCTGCCATTGCATCGAGATCAGCTGCAAACATAGCAGCATTTTCACCAGTCAAAGCTAATACGGCAGCACCCGCGTCGACAGAGCCAAACATCTTCATAAGTTCTTCATTATTACCCATCGTCGATGTTCGCAACATTTCAAGAGTCTTAGCGAAACCCAACTCTTTTAACATCGTCTGACCGGATTCAAACCCTAAACTCTTTACTGCCTTATTCATATCAACAGTAGGTTTTTGAAGAGCGACCATCGCCATTTTAAGTTGGGTTGTAGCTATTTTTGTCGGTACACCTTGCTTTGTCATTGTCGCCAAAGCCGCAGAAACAATGTCAAAACTTACACCAGATGCAGCAGCAATAGGTGCGACATTGAATAAAGATGCAGACAATTCTTCGAATGTTGTCTTACCTCCTTTAACAGTAGTAAACATTAAATCTGCTACCTTTTGAGTATCAGATAACGGCAATTTAAAAGCATTAATAACTGTTGATAATCCGTCTACAGCTACTTCGGTCGACGTTACTCCTCCGATAGCTGCTTCCGTTGCTATTCTCAAGAATTCAAGAGCATTGTCTTTCGGGATGCCAGCAGATATGGCTTGATAAAGTGCCTTAGCTGACTCTACAGCATCAACTCCCATATCAGCTGCTAAACTACGAACTTCTTTTGAAAAAGCGACAAATTCTTCACTACTCAGACCCATCATAGTATTAACTTCACGCATAGACGTCTCAAAGTCTGATGTGGCTTTCATACACAAACCTAGACCTGCAAGTATAACACCTCCAACGGCAGTCATACCTATACCTATAGCTTTCTGGTGCTTCTTAATAGTTCCAGTAATACCTTGCATACCTCTCTCGAAGTCTTTGGTATCAATACCTAATTTTAATATTGCATCGCCTATACTTATCATTTCTTCAGATATTTTATACCCATGCGTCTAAATTTTAAAGAGTCGTCTATCTCTTCTGTATTATCAACTTCAATTTTATTTCTCTCGATGTAATCATCTATCAAAACTATTAATTTTTCATCTGTCCAGTTATCAAAGATGTATTCGGGTGTCAACTTCCACTCTGAAAGAATCCACCCATAAAGACTTATTACTGACCCATCTTTGCCATGCTTTTTGTGAGACTTCGTACTAAAGGGAGTGCAACTTCGAGGATTTTATCCATCGCTTTTGAAAGTTCGTCTTCTGTTGCATTTGTCTCTATTTCGTCTCGGTCTAAATCTTTAGCGTATTCAAAAAATAAATTTATCATATCATCTGACATCTCATTAACTATGCCAGATACAGCCGTTTCAAATGCCGATGTATCGTTTGTTTCGATCGTGGCATATTTAGGAAGAGAAGAGAGTAATTTAAACAGCTTTTTTCTCCACTCTCTTGAATCACGAATGACTAGAGGTTTAATCTCATATTCTTTTCCACCTAAATTTACGGTGATATAATCCTGTAAAAGTTTCTCTTCATCTGTTCTCATACTCTCTTCGCTCCTAATTCTATGCTGCGTTGTCTACGATATAACATGCATCACTATCGCCCTTCAATGCTTGGAATGTTACTGGTACAACCGTCTTTTCTCCTTTCTTATAACTCTGTCCCACACTTCCGGTAGATGTCGCAAGAGGTACGAATATCGTCCTTGTGAAACCTGCTGGATTCGTTCCCTCAATCTTTAGATTCATTGTCTTGTTTGTTCCACCACCGAGTGTAATTATACTTCCAGACAATACACTTCCAGCCATTGCCTTATCGATATTGTACAAAGACGACTCAGCCATATTGCATGTCACAGTAAGAGCTTCCTTAGTGATGACTCTTCCGATTGCAAATGTCTCTTCATCGACTTCTATATCTGCTTCATCTGCATTATATTCTACCGTCACACCGTCGTTTGTGTATCCTACTTCTGTGTATGGACTTCCAAAAGATACTCCGGGTGCTGTGCCTCCCGGCTCTATAGTATATACAACACCATTAATTTTAACTGTATCAATATAACAAGTTCTTTCTGGCGTTGGTTCCCAAAGTTCGAATCGTACCCTTGTAAGTATCCATGTTGCTGCTGTTGGAGCATGTCCAACGATAGCGGCTTCTTGAGCACTAAAAGCCGCAAGTACAAAGTTGCCAAATGATGCTCCGCCTAAAGTATTACCATAATAGCCACTTAAAGTGGTGGATGGTAAGAGTTCTTGAACCCAATCTGCAGTACCAGTAAGATTTTGAAGAGGTACTCCTGTTATGTCTACATGTCCATTGCCCTCTGGCGTATCAAGACAACTTAAGTCCTGAAACCTAAATTCCACCTGTCCGAAATTACCATGAACGGCTGAACAATGATGATAAAAACTATATTTTCCTGCTGCAATACCAGTTGTCCAATCTGTTAACGTTATGCCTGCTGGAGGCACTAGCTGCACATATGTGCTTCCATCACTACCCGATCCACTTTTATAAAGTTTAGCCGAATAACTCCCCGCCTGCTTCTGTGCAGTAGACCACTCGGCAATGGCATCATTGGGCTCTTTAACATATAATTTTGCAACTCCTGTTAAAACGTTTGCTATTACTCCCATATTTTTTCACTCCTTTATTTATTTCTCATTTCATGAGCCTTGAATTTTGACTCAATACTTTTAGATATTATTTCAATTACTTTTTTATTCTCTTTCTTATCCAAGATGTCTATTTCCAAACTTGAAACATCAACATTATCTTCTTTAGTCTTCATTTTTATACTCCTATATCTTCATTATTATACTAAAAAATCCAAGCGTCCTAAAATAATTTGGATAATCTATACTTTGCAAGTCTTGTCCTCTTGTCTCTTCAATCGCAGAAACTATCGTGTAATTTGTTCCACCAACATCTACTATTTTATTTTCCATACCTTGTAGATCGTCATAAATTATATTGAATATAGACCTACTCACTAGAGGATCGTCTGCCCAACAATCAAACTGAAATGATGGAGACACGTATGAGGGTATATATGGCGTTGCTGTTCCGCCTCGAACAAAGAATGAAACCGCTGGTAATTTGTGGTTCTTCGGTAGTCTTGGAGAGTATATACGTGTTTCTACTTCATCAGTCAAATCCGTAATCGAAGCAAGATACGCCCTTAATATTATACTTTCGCTTTGTGTCATGTCATATATCTCTTTATCTTCGATGAAACATTCGATGCAGTAAATTCTTTATCGACATTCGGTTTAATGTATGGTCTCGCCTCCCTTTTACCCGCTCCAGTCTCTAAATATCCACCATATCCACTTGTTGAAAACACCGCCGATTCGATTTTTGAAGGATCAACAAACTCCCCCGACCTAAGACCAGATACTTGCATATCCAAACTTCTTCTATTATTTCCCGTTCTTCTCGGAGAGTCCCTAACTGCACCTGCTAATATATCTACAGTCACATCTCTTAGACCATTTATACATGCGTCTTTTGTTTCTTTTGTGACCTCTTTTGTCTTCAAATTCAGGTCTATAGATACTTCAAGTTTCAAGCTTTAACCCTCTCCAAGTCTATCTCAAGATGATGCACTCCAACACTGTCTTGTATTGCTGCTACGAATAATATATGATATGTTACCCCGTCCACAATTATTCTGTCTCTCTCAAGTATATCCATATCATTTATGAACAAGACCTCATCAACAACTACGACTTCTGACTCTCTCTGAATTTCACGTCCAATAGGATGTGATAATCTACATGGTTTATCGACCAGATGATCTGCCCACGCCTTGGTGGGATTTCCGAGAGCATCAAATACTCCGAGCGGATATCTCTCTACTGTGCAAGTATTGATGAGCAAATCTGCAAAGCTCAATCTTCCTCCGTTATTGCACTTCCCGCTGTTAAGTCTAAAGACGCCCAATCTTGTATAGGTGTCTCAGATTCTATGGTTCTATACTGTGCTGCCAGCTTCATCTTATTGTCTACGCTCTTCCTTGTATAAGAGTAGTTTGCAATCTTTTCACTATCTATATCTGAAGATATTTGAGATGCCCACGCCTCCAATGCGTTAGCAGCCGCAAGATAAAGAGAACCATCATTCAAGTCTAAGAATATCTGAATTTCTTCATCAGAGAATTGAGCATCTGCTATATTTGTGTCTCCTATTAAGAGCCTTACTTTTCCTACATCCGTTGTTATATCATAAGTCGTGGTCATCTAAATCAATCTTTTTCTATCTTTATTCCTTTGATTTTTAAATTCCTTCACTAACCGTTATATTCTTTTGACCAGATGCACAAATTCCATTCACCGCTCCAAGATAAAGATTATCGTCGTTGATTTCATAGCTTCCACCACTCGCATTAAGACGAATACCCTCATTTAAGACCGCTGCATTACCTCTTGCTAAATATATTACTTCGTTGCTATCATTCACGAAAACTGCATTGACACGTCTCGAATTAGCTGCTAAAATCACTGTCGTAACTGCTCCAACCGTCACCGAATCGTCTGTCACGGTTTCAATAGATCGAATTATAGGACTTGGCATTTTTACCTCCGAAAAAAATAAAATGAAGTAAGAT